TCAGGACTTACTATTGGTTCATTTTCAGGACTTACTATTGTTTCATTTTCAGGACTTACTATTGGTTCACTTTCGGGAGTTTCCAATGATTCAATTGATGATAAATCTGAACCAAATGACTCTAAATTTTTATTTTCAGTTAAAGGCGTTTGTTCTGTAGATATAGAACTATCAGAAGAATCATTATTTGGTTCAGTTAAAATAGATGATCCTGAATCACTATCACTACCTCCTTTAAGTTGTTCATCTTCTTCATATTCTTCATCTTCTCCTTCTTCATCAAAAAATAAACTTAATGCACCTTTTGGTTTTTCAGTTGGAATAACTCCTAAATTATCATATAAAACTTCATCATCTTCAATTGTTGCAACATCAGAATTATTCGCAGAATCTTCTACAGAAGAAATGATATCATTAATAGTAAATTCTCCTTTCTCTCCTTTAATGCAAATATTATCAATTTCTGCAAGAGGATATAATGTAGAATTTTTATCTTGTGTTAAACGGATCATAGTATCCAAATATATAGGTAAAGTATGCAAATAATTTATGTTATTAATATTTTCAATTGTAATTGTAATTATTCCACTTGATTTATCAATTGATATTATAGTTTTAAATCCAGGATTATTTTTTATTTTAATATCACTTTTTCTAACACCATGTTCTATTTCTAATTCATTGGCGATTTTTACAACCATTTGAACAGCTTCTTTACGATCTAAATCTTCAGAAAAATTTTCTAACAATGCTTCTATAATTTCTTGACCTCTTAAACCTTGTGCTGATTTTTCAAGAATAAAAGCTTCTTGACTATTAAATTTACTATAATTTGAGACTCTTTTAAATCTCAAATTAATGGTATTTCCTTTGAATTTATTTGTTTCATTTATAAAAATACTTGATAAACAATTTTTATAAGTATCAATATTTAATGATTTTTTAATAGCAATCTGTGATTCATATGTTAATTGTTTAATTTCAATATTTTCATCATTTAAGTTTTCAAAATTATTAAGTTTGTATCCACTTTGTTCTAATACAATTTTAATTTCTTGTATTAGTGGATTGATTGAATCTTGAAATATAGTATTAATTTCATCTACACTGACAACATTTTTAAATTCTGAAAAAATTGTAATATACCCTTCTTCATCAAATTCACAAATAAGTGATTGATCATTAGATTCAATGTAAACAGCAACACATTTATTTTTACCAATAGTTTTCATTAATTTGAAAATTGTAGATTTTTTAAGAAAAGGTATTTTTCTGCCATCTGTGGATATTTTATCAGTAAATAATCTATATATATTTTCTTGTCTAGATGAAGGATTATATTTAATTAAAGGATTATTTTTTGTTGCATGTATAATTTTAAATATAATTTCAAGTGGAATTTTAATATTAAAATTAGGTTTAATAACAACTTTAATATATTTTATACCTTTATTAATATAATTTAATTCTGATTTTCTTAATTTATAAATATTATAAAACATATCAATTGTTTTAAATGAATCAATAACCATTTCATTCAATATTTTTTTATTGTTATCTAATAATTTAATTCGTTGTTCTTCTAAATCTGATAATGTATTAATGTTTTTATTATATAAAAAAGGATAATAAATCTTAATTGTAGATTCTTCAGATATATCCTTTGATGAAATATTAGAGAGAACATTTTCAGCTAAACACAAAAAAATACTATTTTCAAATATTTCAATACTATTTAAAAGTAAATGATTATTTAATGTTGTTAAAGATTTTCTAGCTGTTTTTTCTAATAATTTATCATAATCTTCTACATAATACGGATTACAAACAAAAGGATATTCGTTTTCAACAATAAAAAATTTTTGTCCAAGAACTTTATTTACAATATATTTTTTATTGTCAAATTTCATTTCAAAAATATCATCAAACGTATAAAAATCTTTATTTACTGGTTTTGGAAAAGGTTCACCATTAACATCACTTACAATATTTGAAACAAATTGATCTAAACGTACTTTTGTTAATTGTAATTTCCCATTTTGTGTAAGTGATTGATAAACTGCAACAGCGTTTAACGTTTCTATTTTTTGACAAAATAAATATAGTTCATCTATAGATATATCTTTTTTAAGTTCTTTAAGTATTTTAATTTTTATAGTTGCGATAGAATCATCTATATTTATTTGTTCTTCTGAAAATTTAACAGAAATCCCTTGAGATTTTATTTTATCCATTTCTTCTTTAGTAAAAATTTTTTTAAACAATTCATCTTCGCTTTTCTCTGCTATTTTACCATTAAAAATATAAATTGTATTTAAATCTCCATTTATTAATAATTTTATTTTATATATTTGTTGTACTAAAAAGGAGTTTTCTTCTAACATATATATAAAGTTAGTATTATTTTAATTTATTTATAATATAAATATTATTTATATACTTACATAAATGTGTTTTTTTGATTGTTGTTTTGAAAAAGAAAAAAACTTTAATAAGGAATATGATGAATTAAATAGTATAATGAAACAGATTTATCTTATCAAACAAAATACAGACAAAAAATAAATAATATTGTTGAAAAAACAATTGCAAAAAATAATAATGAAAAAATTTTTTACAAAGGATTAAATTTTTTTACAAAGGATTACATTTTTTTACAAAGGATTAAATTTTTTTATTCATAAAACACTTTTATTCTGCAAAACGGACATTTATCAAAATAAACTTGTTTATAACAATCAATGCAAACTTCGTGTCCACAATGTAAATCAATATTTAATTTTGTTTCAAAACAAATGTTACATTCAATAATATTTTCAAACTTTGAAAATAATTTTACTTTATTATTAAATATTATCACATGCTTTTCTCTATTTAATCTGTTTAAAATAAAAGTCTGATCTACATTTAAAACACCTATATTTTGTAATAAATTTACTAAATATAAAGTATTATCAACAAATATTGTAATAATTTTATTATAAAAAGACCCGTCACTATAATCATCCTCAACATAACCAACATCAATTGATATGAATAAATATTTATTCATTTTTTCTGTATCGTTCTTTTTTTTGTAAAATTTTAATAGTTCGATACACGAGTCTTCGTCTTCATGTTCACATGCTAATTCATAACACCTTAACATTTCATCGTAATTAAATATTAGTTCATTAAACTTTGCAAAATTGTATAATATTATTACATTATTTGGGTCTAACTCTAGTGCTTGTAAATAATATTTTTCCGCATCTTCATAATTTTTTTCAGTACATTCAAAATGAATTGCTATTTCTTGTTGCGCCCATTGTGAGAAAGGATTTATTTCAATTGCATTTGTTAATAATATTTTTTTTTCATATGCTGATATATCATTATCATCGTCATTTTCATTTTTTGACATATTTATTAACATATCTGTAAGTATGTTAATTCCAATAGCTTCTTCATCTATAACGAGTTGTGCTGCTACTTCAGTAGTCATTATATTGTTTTTACAAAATAAGTAATACAATAAATTTATTTCAATTTTTTTTATATTGAAATAAAAATAAAAACTAATTTACACTAAATCATAATATGGATTATCATTGATTTTCATTCCACAATAATTTTTTGGATCTTTTTTATAATCAACCGGATCATAAATTCCAGATTCTTTTGCATTTTCTAATAAAAATTTAAAATTTTGCCAAAATTCTTGTTTGTGTCCAATTGATAGAGTCATAATATGTGATAATTCATGTAATGCTACAAATGTAAGGGTGTTAATATCTATAAGTCTATCTCCAGTTTCAGTTGTATTTAAACAAAAAGCTAATTTCTCTCCTTTGTTTTCACTATATGCAGTTAATTCACTTGTTGGTAAAGTTTCACTAATTTTTTTAGGATTAAAACCAGCTACTAACCTTTTAACTCGAGGATCATTTGGATGTTTTTCTTTCATATAAGCAACCATATCTTTCATATTTTTTGTAACTTCTGCTAAAAGATTGGCAGCTAATTCTAATTTTTGTCTTTCGCGAACACAATATCTGTTGCCATCTTTTGAAGCAATAATACATTTTAAGTTGTAATCATTCGATTGAAAATATATTACTAAACAAAAAAATAAAATAAATGCTACAAATATATAAAAAAATGTGCTATGCTTTTCCATATATATTTACTTTTATAAAAAGTAAATATATATAATATAATTATATTGTATAATGAGTCAAAAACTTAATTCATCTTTAAGTAGGTTTAAACAAATTACAAATTTTAATGAATTAATTATTGGAAGAGATTATTTAATTGGAAAAAATAAAGATTCTGATGATATAACTTCATTTTTAGCGGGTTCTAACGAAAATGATTTTGTACCAACAATTGAAAAATATAAAGGAATAACACAAAATAAATATAGGAAACCCACATATAATTTTGAAAATGTTAAAACACATTCTATTACATCATATAATGAAAGTGATTTAATGAATGAAAATAATAAAATCAATATTTTTGAAGCTCAATTACCATCAAATGTTGTCGACAATATATCAGCATTTTTAGGAGGAAAAAATAAAAAAACAAAAAATAAAAATAAAAAAATAAAAAATAAAAATAAAAATAAAAGAACAAAAAATAAAAACAAAAACAAACGAACAATAAATGTATATGTATAAAATAATTAATATAATATTAAAATGTTATATCAATTATATTTTGTTACCATGTATGCTTATTGATTACTAGATCCAATTTCAAGGGGAGGTCGCATAAAATCTGGCTCTATTGTACTTTGGTTCCATGGTCCAACATTTAATTGAGGATTTGGCGGTTCTGAACGTATTTGCAAGTTAGAATTTCTTAAACTTTGTCCAATAGTATCAATGCCAATATGGTAACCTGCTTTTAACAAATTAACATTTGCGAGTTCTCCTTTACCAGTTGGGTTTAATTGAGCCCATTGGTTATCAGAGCTTTTAGGAAGAAGTTCAGCAGGGTTTTGAATATTGGGTTGAGAGCAAGAGGATGGTATACCAGGCATACTAGTTTGTATACCATTTACAGAGGCAAAAGTTTCATTATTATATTCTTGAGCAGGGCGAACACCTGCAGAAGATTGTTGATCATTTGTATTTATATTTTGATTTTTGTATTGATTATTCATATTAGAGTTTGTTTCATAACCACTTGAGCCCTTAGCACCTAAATAACCGGCAAACATACTAACCCCATATGCGACAATTAATAAAACCAAAATGGCTCCAATTCCATAGTTATTCCATAGTTTCTTTAAAGAGACGCTCATTATATAAAATTAATGATAAAATAATTTTTAGAATACATATTAATTATTCTAAAGATTAGGACTCTAAATAAAAAATTTTCAGAAATCTTCTAATTCACTTTCTGAAACTTCGTCTATTTCTGCATCAAAATCACTATCACTATCAATTAAAGTTTCCAACATATAAGTTTTCTTAATATTCTTTGCTTCCAAATAAGCAATAATAGCATTTTTTTTTGCAACTTTTGCTTTGCTTCTAGCTTTTTTATATAGATCAAAATAAACTTGATTAGGTTTTTTTAATTGTATTGTTTCTAAATATGATTCTGTATTCTTTTCTTGAGTATTTTTTTCTAGATTTTCTAGATCTTCAAATTCTAAAGAAATAATTTCTTCTTTTTCTTCTGGAATCGTAATTTCAAATGAGACTAAATCATCAACTTCTTCTAAATTTTCTTTTTTAATGTTTTCACTCTCTTGATTGTTTTCAATGTCTTCAATCTCTTCTTTATCATCATCTTCATCTAAAAAATCATTTTTGATCTTTAAATTATCGTCTAAAGAGTTAGATTTATTAATATTCATAATTTCTTCTGTATTTTTTATAGGTTTTGCCATTTTTATTAAACAATTCTCAAATATAGGATTGTTATCTAACAACATAACTTGTTTAGCTTCTATTTCAATTTGAAAATTTCTTGTTGTAAATTTTATTCCTTGTATTTCTAATATAGTAATAATATTTGTTTCTGGGGTAATATCTTCCATAGTTAAAGAAATTTCTTGTTCATTAAAAATTTTTATTGATGGTATACTATTATGATTGTTATTTATATTTGTTCTTAATAAATAAAATTTACCAGATTTGTATACACGAATAGTTGAATTAAATGCCGATTCAATATCATTTTCTTCTAAAGTATTTTGGAACCATGTATCTCTTTTATCAAATATTAATTTTTGACATTGTATTTCTAAATTTTCAAACCAATTTATAAGTGATTCCGCATTTTTGTCAAACATTAAATCAATATAGTATTTTTTACCAGTTTTTACAAATCCTTGTCTAGATTGTCCTTTAGTAGTTTGAATATACAATGGTTTTTTATTATATTCTATTTTTGTAAAATAAGCACCACCTTGAATTCCAACTGGATGAGCTAAAGATAATCCTGAAAAATCAAAATTTTCATTAGGTTCAATAATATTTTCCATATTATTGAAAATATAGAAAATTATAAAAATAACAACACGCAAAAAAATATAAATATAAATATTTTGTTAAATAAATGAAAGAAGAATCTTTAGTCCAACAATGCTTGAATTTATTAAAAAAAGAAGATATAAAAAATGAATTTAAAATTGTTACTTCTTCTCTTATGGATTTTATTTTGTATGACATAAAACCTTACCTTTATGTAGCAATCGTATTTATTATTACAATTGTTTTTATAAATTTAGGTATACTAATTATTTTGTTTTTTTTATTATACAAACAGCCTAATAATAAATTAAATATTTTATAATTTTAGGCAAGTTTAAATTACAATTGTATTTAAATATAATTTATTTCTCATTATTTAATATAAATGGCAAGAAAAAGTCGTAGTCATAGTAGACATCGTAGACATCATACACGAAAACAGAGAGGAGGAAATTATAGTAGTGCAAGTACATACGGAATGTATGTAAATGGAACTGGATCTTCACAATTTGACAGAACATTTTCACTAGAAGGTCCATATGCAGGTAGACTTGGCACTGAATATATCGGTGCACAAGGTCAAGGAGCTAATCAACCAAGTATACCTTCAGCAGAAAATCTTAATTTAATTCAAAATGCTGGTGGAAGATATAGAAAACATAAAAAATATCATACCAAAAGCAGAAAAGGTGGATTTTATGCATCTGTATTAAACCAAGCAATTGTTCCAGGAACAATTTTAGCTTTACAACAAAGCTATGGAAATAGAAAAAATGGAAATTCAAAACGCAGTAGAAAATATAGACGTTAATAAATATTTATATTAATTTTATATTATTATTAATATAAATGACTTTTGAAGAAGATATACAACAATGGGTTTCAATAGATAATCAATTAAAACAAATAACTGACAAGGTTAAAGAAATGAGAGAGAAAAGAAATAAATTAGAAGAAAATATTACTAAATATGCTTCTAATAATAATCTTTCTAATTCAGTTGTTAAAATAAATGATGGTAAATTAAAAATAACTAATACAAGAGTTGCTGAACCTATAACTTTAAAATATTTAGAAAAAACCTTATTAGAAATTGTAAAAAATGAATCTCATGCTAAATTAATTATGGAACATATAAAGCAGAAAAGATCTATTAAAATTATTCCAGAAATAAAGCGGTTTTATAATAATTAATTAATATTTTAATAATTTATATGACAGAAAATACAAATATTTATATAGGTGGTAATGAATTAATATTTACAGAATCTAAAGATGGATTAAAATATGGTGGCGGATTTAGTGCTACAGATATCGTAAAAAAATCAGGATTATCTTCAATAAATTCAATGAGTAATTTTCAAACAGGCGGTGACAATGGAAAAGTTTCTGATTTATTTCAAAATTTAGCTGTACCTAATTGGGCTATTAAATATAATATGTATGGAGGAGAATATAAAGAAATTGAAAAAAATAATAATAGTGACAGCGATAGTGATATCGATGATGATTTACATGATAAATTATTAGAATTAGTTAAAGAGCATGATAACAAATTGAAACAAAAATTCAAAAAAACAAAAAAATATATAGCAAATAAAAAAAATATAGCAAATAAAACAAAAAAAAACAAAAAAAATACAACAAAAATACTTAAAGAAAAATTACAAGATAAATAAACATTACTATTATTAATAATATAAATATGATTTTAAAAATTATTGGTAATGAAAATTGTATATACAAAAAAAAATATGATGAATATTATGAATGTATTATTTGTTTTCAATATATAAATAAAGATGAAAAACCTATTAAATTGAATAATCAAGAAACATATTTAAAAATTTGTCATTGTAATCCATATATTCATAATAATTGTTTAAAAACATGGTTTGATTCTAATTATGATTGTCCTATATGTCGTGAAAAAATAATTAAAAATAATTTAAAAGAGTTATCATACGGGTTTTATATTGTTCATTATGGCGTATCTTTTTATATTATTTTGAAACGTGTTACAAATCAAATAATTAATACTATTATAAAATCAAAGATTTTTTTATTTTTTATTTATTCAATTATTACTATTTTAATTCAAATCTATGAATTATTATCAATTAAACTTGAGTTATAATTAAACACTACCCCAAATATTATAGTTAAATGGGGATACTAATATTTCATTTACTCTATTTTTCCAAAAATCAACTCTTTTTTGAAATAATTTATCTTTTTTCGTTTCTGGATATGGTGTATGTGTTTTCATTAATTCTTCCTCTTCAGAATTTATTTTTGGTTTATAACCAAAACAATTTACACCAAATCTTACTCTTGGATTATCTATAAACCCTCCATTTATACCTGCACGACCACAATCGTTTTCATGTCCGGATATAGTTTGTAAATTATTATATGTATTCTTTTGTGTAGGAAATAATGCTAACTGATTTTCAGACCAACCATAATTACACCATTCTGCTCCGTTATTATAAGCTTTTTCAATCTGATCGTAACTAGCTAATTCAGAATCATATGCTTTACATAATGCTCTAGCATTTTCATAATTATAATAGTTACCAGGAATATTAAATACTTGTTTTTTTGTTATTATAGGTGAATAACTTGTTGCTACTGGTTCAGTAGTATTATGATTGACTACAATATCAATCTGTTTGTTAGGTGTAAATAATCCATTAACATAAGCAGTTAAATTTATACTAAAAAAATATTGAAAAGCATTTACTAAAATTAAAACAGCAAGAATAATAATAATAATTATATTTATAATATTTGGTTTTACACTAGAACTAGAACTACTATCAGATAAAGAAAAATCTTTATTCTTTCCTAAAGATGATGAAAACGCATAATATGATACAACAATTAATATTAATATAACAAACACTATAGGATTCATAATGAATTTGTTTAAATTATTATACATGTTTATAGGATCTGTTGTTGTTGTTGTATTTACTATTTCCATATAATATAAATAGTTATATTATAAAATTCAAAATTAGATTTTTTTTTACATTTGTTTTTTTCTATAAAATAAAACATATGCTTTTGCTGAAATAACACTATTTACATCAACTTCGTTAACATTAGTATCATTAAAATGATACCATTTATCATTTGCATTTTTAATGTACGCAGTATAATGACCACCCATAACTCCACCACTATGATTGCAAACTCCGTAAAGTTCATATTGGTAACTTTCACTTTTATATCCAATTACATATTTAGATAAATCTAAATTATCAATAGGAAAATTAATTAAAATTTGATTTTTCTGTAACTTATTATTAAATCTTTTAAAATCAATTACCAAAATATTTGGAAATGACCAAAACATAATGCTTTTTCTAATATTTACTTTTTTATTTATATTTTCATTATACCAAGCATTATCATCTTTTAAAACTTCACCTTCTACATAGAAATTAAAACAATCTATTAATGATGGTGACTTATTATTTGGAGGTATAGGTAAATCAATCATAAAATAGGGTTCCGGTGTAACTTGCAATTCTTCTTCTGTTTCTAAATCATTAATTACTGAAACATGTACTGCGTAAAATAAATTCCATATTTCCGAATATTCTTTTGAATACATTTTTTTTATCATTTCAAAACATTTTACTGCGATCGTATCTGTATTATTTTCAATAGTACCAGATATTGTCATTTTTATTTCTCTCGAAATTGAATTATGGAAACAATCAATTAAAAATAATAAAAACTCATGTAAATCGTTTTGTGCATAACCTGTAAATAATTCCATTCCTTTTAATCCGGCCACTTTTTGAATTGATTTAATATATTTACCAGGAGATATAACACAATTCGAATTCCACATTAATTTTCTTAAATTATCCCATTCTATTAATAAAGCAGAATCATATATTTTTTTTATTTTTTTTTTATACGTCTCATTTTCTAAAAAATAATTTAATTCATATGTATGAGAAATAATTTGCATACACGAATTTATAAAACAGGTATTTCCCAAATTACTTAATCCACTTAAACCTTTATTTTCATATTTTTCAAAATTCATTTATTAATAATATTAATAAAATTTTATATTTAAACAGATTTAATATAATATATTTAATACAATGAATTCAAATTTAAGTAATAGTGAAAATTTACTTATTGAAATATTAAGAATTATGTATGAAGATAATATTTCTCAAATTAATAGTATGACAAATTCTATAAATAATATTAGACAAACTAATTCACATATAAGAAATTCACTTTTTGAAATTATTTATTCAAGTAATAATAATAGAACAAATTTTAGAAATAATAATATAAATAGAATTAACGTAGCTGATAATACAACTAATAATGTAACTGATAATACAACTGATAATACAACTGATAATACAACTAATAATGTAACTGATAATACAAATACACAAAATATAGGTAGAATTATTTTAGATAATATACCTTATGTTGTTGAAAATATTCAACAATATACTATACCTTTAACCCAACAAAATTCAAATTTAGACAGAAATAATATGTCTAGGCTTATTCAAAATTTTTTACAACCAGTTCAAATATATCCTACTCAATTACAAATTGAATTATCAACAAGAAATGTTCAATATTGTGATATAGTAAATCCTATAAATAGATGTTGTCCTATTTCTTTAGAAATATTTAATGATAATGATATGGTATCTGTTATTCGATTTTGCGGACATATATTTAAACAAGATCAATTAACTAGATGGTTTAGAAGCAATTGTAAATGTCCTGTTTGTAGATATGACATTAGAAATTATAATACAAATACTTCTACAAATACTTCTACAAATATCGATGCAACAGAACCTTTAATTGATATAATTGGAGAAAATGTATCTTCTATACCAAATCAAGATACAAATAATACATTAAATAATTATTTTGATCTATTTCTTGATGAAACTTTAATTAACGAAATTTCAAATTTATCTAATTCTACAGATATTAATAATAATTTATCTAGATTTTTTTCTACTCTACAAAGAAGAATGTCTTAATACAATATAAATACAATTTAAAGATTTATAAATATTAAAATTATTATGATGTTAAGAAGTAAAAATATAAATAAACCATATAATTTTTGTAATTATTTTTTAAATGACAAAAATAACGCAATTGTTATTATCTTTAATTACACATATAATATTTTTTATTTTTTTGTAAATACAACTGGAATATATTTAATATGGATATTTTTACATTATGTATCATCACAATTATATATTGAATTATGTGTACCTAAATCAATTATAGGATTTGTTATGTCACCTTTTATGACTTCTACACCACAATGTCAAGCACTTAGATGGGTTATTTACAATGGCGCAAATATTATTAATAATATGTGGATTTTATTTGGTACTTGGCTTTGTTCTACAATTTTAATTATGACTAATAAACCTAACAATCATGTAAAATAATATTTAAATTTGATTTAAAGATAAATACTAGTAGTATAGTATAATTATAATGGATACTTGTAAAAGACATGGAAAAAAATGGACACATAATGAAGTATTGGCTTTGCAAAGAGAACATGAACTTTTAGAATTAGATTTGCAAACAATTGCAAATAAACATAAAAGATCAGTTAAATCTATTATTCATAAATTATACGCAGAAGGATTTACAGAATCTTTATTATGTGAAGATAAAGTAGAAGTTGAAAATTTGGATGAATTAAATATAAATACTCTTACAGATCGCGTATGGAATTTAGAAACGAGTCTTACTAATATTACTTCAATGGTAAAAGAAATGTTTCATCAAATGACAAGTAAAAAAGAAAAATCTCTTATTAAGAGTTAAATTATAAATTTTTAGTTAAAAATATATAATATCTTGTTTTTATAAAATTTAAAAAAAAATTGAAATCATTTTTTTTTAAATACTTATTAGTAATAAAGTATACAAACGTTTTTAAATGACTGAAAATATTACAAGAAATCGATGTGGCTTTTGTGGACACCCTGGACACAGAATTAATAAATGTAGTGATCCTC